CCGTGTCAAAGTTGTCCCCCAACCACGTGCGACCATCAGCGGCAACCGTGATGGACTCGGGGTAGTAGTAGAAGTGCAACTCAGCCAAATAGTTGGTGTCTGGCGTCGGGCCAAGAATGAACGTCAATTCATCCGTGATAGCGTTGCCCACAAGCGCGGGGCCAAACAACCCGTAGTACCGAGGCTTGCCAGTGTCGGCTGTTGGGTTGGGATACGCCGCTCGGATGAAGTTCACATCTTTGTTGAGCAGATACTCGTAGTCACCGCCTGCAACGGGGTAGACCGCCAACGAGTACACCGCCAGAAAATCATCTGGAGCCTTGAGGTACTTATTGCCTGCCTGAATGTTGCCCGTCATGTTCTTGCGAAGCGACGGGAACTGCACCGTGTTGTAGATGCGTTGCTCGGCCTGCCGAATGAACCGATTGATCTGTTCAGTCGTAGTGTCCTGTGACCCGTCAGACAGGTCAAAGGCCGGAAATGTATTTTCCGAATACGACTGAACAGCGTCGAACAGTTCTTGGTAGTTCATGTTCAGGCCATGGGACCGCGAGACATCACACCTTTGGTGGCCGCACCCGTGCCACGCATCTTGATACCCGTGGTCTTGGGTGCAGGATCGTAGCCGTCACGGTTGATGTTGCCCACCGACATCTTCACAGAATTAGCAGCCGTAGGCTCCTTGCGGTAGCCGTTGGCCAGTTCGGCTTCACTCAAAGCCTTGCCTTGCATCGTGTGTGGCTGAGCGTAGATGTCGGCTTGGCCAACTTCCTTGCCCATCACCTTCTTGCTGAACTTGGCCATGATCAAGCCCCCTTCTTGTAGGTGAAGGACGACTTCTTCTGGTTGGCGACCTTGGCCAGACCACGACCCAACGCTTTCATCTGAGCATTGGTCTTACCGCCCTTGGCCATCTTGGCAGCGTGCATGCGCTTCTCGTGCGCCTTCACTTCTTCCTTGGCAACCTTTTTCATCTTGTCCATTTCCGACTCCTTACGTCGTAGTTACCGTTACTGTACCAACTTGGGCTTGCAAAACCAAGTAATTTGGAGTTAGCGCGGTATCAAAACCTCGCGCCCCACCTACCGGGTTCCAACCCCACTGGAACACCCGGCTACCGCCCTCCGGGGAACCTGTCTGAGATTGCGCCAAACCGACCGTATCCAGCGTCTGCAAACCATTCAACCCAGACTGAAAGTAGCTCACGTCAGGGCGAGGCTCCTGCACAGCCTGTGGGTCATATACTGGGTACATACCAAGCTGCAACTGCGGCTGGTCGGGTTCCCAGCATTCTGGGCATACCTTGATGCTGACCTGCTTAGTCTTGATGGTCAGCTTACGCAACTGTTTGAGCAGATACCGCTGCGCACAGCGGTCGCACTCCGCAATCGTGTATTTAGCTGATGCGTACTTAGGCCCCGCCATATATCACCTGTAGAACAAGCTGCGCGGGACAAAACGGTCGCTGGCCTTCTCGCGGTCTTCGTCCGCAGCCAACTGCCACTGTTGGTCGTACTCTGCCTTGAGCATGACGATCCGATTGGGGTCCATGTCAGGCAACTTGAGCGACATCTTGTAGGCAAGCCCTGCCACCATGCACTCAAGGAAGCGGAAAGGGATGTCCTGCGTCTTGGTGCCCGTGCCTGCATCTTGGATGCGGCGCATGCGCCAGTACACAAACATGTAGTACGGATCACCCACCGAGCCTTGGTTGGGCACTGGCCAGATGTTGATGGAAGGAGGGCGGGATACCGTCACGGCGGCTCCCACCGCGTGCGTGCCTGCCACCGTATTCTGTTGGCCGCGCCCACAGTAGCTGATGTAGCCCGCAGGAGAACTGGGGCTGGTCTGTGTGAGGTTGCTGTAGCTGATCAGTTCGCTACCAATACGGATGAACCCAGCAGCAGCCAACTGAGTGACATCGCTTAAGTAAATTGTGGTGTCCGCAGGCTGAACCGTCTGCGTAGCCACTTGTGAAGTGGTAGCGTTGGAATCCGCAGACTGCCGGTTGATCCAGACCTGAATGGGACGGCCTTGTGCGTACTTGTTGGGGATCGTGGAGTACGTGGACTCACTGATCCGGTTGATGTTGATGTCGATCTGCGTAGTCCCCGCCCCTGCATTGGTGCGTGTGACTTGATCCAGCAAATCAATCGTATCGTCAGGCAACGCGTAGATGACCTGATTGGGGTACAGCGGAATCTGCCCCTGCTCAATCGTCCAGAGGTTGATGCCCCGGTTGGCCCACTCAATCGTCAACAGGTTGAGGCTACGCCGCGCAGTGCGGACGTTGTAGCCCGTGCGCAATTCCTGCCCACAACGCTCAAACGCCTCTTCGATGAGGTCGTTGATGTCAAGGTTGAAGACTGAAGTGCCGGTGGTGGTCATTTAACGGAACCTCGCGGTTTTTTTGGCGATGGCCTTCGGTTGGGCTACGAATTGCTTGCCGGAGGCTTTGCCTGCTCGTTTTGCTCGGGTTGAGGCGGCGTACTCTTGGGGGGAAAGACTTTTGATCGCAGCCTCTGGAAGATACCTTTCACCCGTGTCAGAAGATCGTTTACCACTTTTGGTCCTCCATTTCTGAGCGGTCCAGTCCTTCAATGACTGCTGCGACTTTTTAGTCACGGTAACCGCCACCCTTACTCTTGTACTGCTTGGCCAGAAGCTGCGCCTTGCGTGCGCTCCACTGACCTGCCGCAGTGCCTTGAACAGCCTGACCCTTGATCTTCTCAAACAGCGATTTGCGCATGCCCGGTTTGGTGTAGTTCCCGGCCTCGTTGACCTTGGACTTCACCGCGCCACCCTCAGCATACTGATCAAAGTCAGTATCGTCCCGACGAGCCTTGCGTTTGGCTCCGGGCATTTTGCTGGGGTTAATGGCCCCCATACCGCGCGACGCCATCATGATCAGACAATCTTTCCGCGAGTTTTGCCGCGAATCGCGCAGCCGTCAGCACGCTTAGACGCGGAGCCAACCTTGCCACCCGCCTTCATGCCTGCGCTGGTGGGGGCCACACCGGGCTGCTGTTGCTTGTCTTTTTCACGATCCCGACGAATTGCCTCCGCAACGGCACCAAGCATGCCGTGTTGCGTCAACTTACCCATCATGCCCTCGCCAGTAGCGATACCGGCCAACGGAGACATATCATTGAGTTTCATGGTTACACCATCTTTCCGCGAGTTTTGCCACGGATGGCGCAGCCGTCAGCACGCTTGGAAGCGGAACCAACCTTGCCGCCTTTGCGGAAAGTCGGCATATCTGCATCCTCGTTCTCGTACCGAACCCGCGTACCAGGGCGATCCACGTCCGTCAACTTGTACTCAGGACGCTGCGGTTTATTTTTACCAAGCACGGGTTCTTTATCACCAATGAACTGCGCCTTGGGCTGAGGCATTTCCTCGGCCAACTTGGTGTGGTACTTCTTGCCCTTGAAGGTGAACTCCTTCAAGCCACTCTTACGAGCATCAGCAAATGCCTGCCCAAATTCACTGAGTTTCCTAGTTGCCATGATCACCCCATTGAGATCATCTTGCCTTTGGTCTTGCCGCGTGCGGCGCAGCCATCAGCGGCCTTGACATAACCACCCTTTTTGTAACCAGCCTGCTGATACGCCTCGTATTCACGAGCAGCGGAGGGTACAGACTCCCGCATGGCTTTGGCCGCACGGATGTCGTCACGCGCAGACTTGGCCATCGTGGTGGAAAACTTGGACATGAAGTCCTGTTCTCCTGCGATGCCCTTGCGCATAAGCTCACGAGACTGCTCAAGTTTAGCGGTCTCTTTCTCGGTGGGTTTACGAATTCCGGGCATCGCGTTCTCCTTAGCAGGCTCTACCGCCCTTGGTCATCTTGATCATTGCGCCCTTGGTCTTGCCCTTTACGGCAACACCGTCACGGCTGGGAGCAGCGGTCTTCACAGCGCCCATTTTGGAAGCGGCCATACCACCCTTGGCCATCTTCTTCATGCCAGCTTCTTTCATCTCATGCTTGATCATGGACTTGGGAGCGCCCTTCTTCTTCATGAAAGACACTTCCTTCTTCATCATCGCTTTGGATTCAGCCATTTCGCCACCTTTTGAAAATTTGCGGCCTTTATCGGCCTTGATGAACTCAGCCCCAACGGATTGGGGCACGCCTGCCTTCTTGGCAAACGATGGATTGTTGGCCACCGCAGCCATGAAATTGTGTTGCTTCTTACTAGCTGAGGGCACTTCGTTGCTCCTTCATAAAAGCATCGAGCTTCTCATCTAGCCGGTCCAACCGCGCTATAACGCGGTTGAAATCGTTGTGCATATCCGCCTTGGTCACGAACTTGTCCAGATGCTCCTC